GAAGTTGTAAACCCCCCCCCCCTAGGCTCCACGTCCCCGACGCCTTCTCCACCAGGCGTTTACTCGAGGGGCGGCCCAGTCGTAGATCATCACGATGAGCGAGCCTCCCACAGCCACGATGAAGAAGGGTATTCCAACTTTGTGCGCTGCCCAAAGGTCCATGCAGGACTATATCTCGCTTTGGCCCCCAGACGAATAGGAGAACTAACTTCGCTGTCGGAGCAGCTGGGTCAGGTGCGGCAGGTTCATGACGGCTCCTAGACAAAGTCGCTGCCTACGCATGGCAGGCAGCGACTGGAGGGGGAGTGAGGTGTTAGTTACTCCTCGTCGAAGTCGAGATCCTCGTCGGAGTCGCTATCCTCGTCGTCCCCCTCGAGCTCGGCAGCGGCCACGTTATCGACGTGACGCTGGATCAAGTTGCGAACGGCGTCGAGCTCCGCAGAGTCCCTCTCCCACTGGTAACGGGTGCGGGGAGTGTGCTCGAAGTCACCGGCCTCACGAGCATCCCGAAGAAGCTTGCGAAGGTACTGCGGCTGATAGCCGAACTCCTTCGCGAGGTCCCGGATCGTGACCATGTTCTCGGGCGCCTGGCGGGTCACCCTTGGGGTCACAACCTCACCCTCCTGAACGCCCCGGTCCTTGCGCTTGCTCTTGCGGGTCGCTGCCTCAACCGTCGCCATGATGATTCTCCTCCCTTTCTTTCGCTTACGTCTTGGCCGGTCTTCATCGACTCTATCGCGGGAACGCTCGAACTGGACAAACATCCGGATGATAGCGTCCAGCTCGGGGCTACCCACGACATAGGAATCCCGTCGGCCAACCGGGAGATTCCCGAGCAGGTGCTCGTGCTCGATGACCCTGCCCACAACTTCTGGATCGGGCTCACCCAGATAGTTGCGCCACCCAAAGCGGATAGCCAGGTCGGTGAGAGAGCACCGCTCAGTCATCTAGGGAATACTATATGAAAAGTTCGACATTGAAAACAGCTAATCTTCATCAAGAAACCTAACCTGCTTACGTAAGATATTTGTGACCAAGTCTGCCACCGTTCTTTTCTCTTGCACAGCCTTGAGGATATCCTCCTCGATGGTATCCCGTGCTATCAAGTGGATATACGTCACCTTATTGGTCTGCCCGATCCGGTAAACCCGGGCCCGTGCCTGGTCGTAGTCGACGAAGGAGTGGCTCATCGAGAAGAAGATGGCGTAGGAGGCTCGCGTCAGAGTGATGCCTAGGCCCCCGACAGAGGTCTGGAGGACCATAACGCGGGGACTGTCGGTGTTCTGGAACTGGTCGATAAGCTCCTGACGATTCTTCGTCTCACCGTGCATAACTCCCACGGGGATCTTCAGCTTACGGCACAGGTCCGCAATCCTCTGGATCTCGAAGATGAATTTGGCGAAGATGACCACCTTGCGGTGACTCGGGATATCCTCGAGGATCTCCCCCAGGAGTCGAAGCTTGCTCGAGGGCCAGCTGACGACTTGACCTTCTTCATCGATGACGAACCCGCTCGCAATCTGCTGAAGCTTCACCATCTGCGTGAGCACAAGAGGGGCGCTCACGACATGGCCTTGTGAGAAGCGCAGCAAGAAGTCCTTGTGCATGGCGCGGTAGTGGCGTCGCTCTTCAGCAGACAGCTCGAACGTGTGAATCTGATCGAGCGTTCCCGGCAAGTCGAGCGCTTCGTCCTTGGTGACCCGATAGGCGACACTGTGGGCCCTGGCGGCGAACTCCTCAAGCCGCTTATACCCCTTGATCTGTTTGCGCTGAAACCCGCCCATAATCGCGTATCGGTTCTGGAAATCATAGTAACTTTCGGGAAAGATTTTGGGGTCGAGGAAACGATACTGAGACCACAGGTCGAGGGGGCTCTCGCTAACTGGAGTGCCCGTGAGGATGTAGCGGTAGCGTGCTACCTTCCCCAGCCGATGGGCCGCCTTGGACTGCTTGGTCTTACGGTTTTTGATCTTCTGAGATTCGTCTAAGATGACCATGTCCGGACGCCAGCGCACTAGCTCGTCAGTCAGCTCGCGCAAAGAGACATAGTTGGCGATGAGAACGTCCAGGAAGCGTCCATCGCTGTTATGGCGGGATAACCAACGTCGGCGCTCGTCTAAGCGCCCTGTGAGCATCTTAGTGCGCACAGAGGGGTCTGCAGCATGTTCCCTAAACTGCCGTATCCACTCACCCATAACAGAATCAGGCGTAACAACCAGGACGCGCTTGATTCGGTTGCGTTTGCGATGGTAGAGCGCTAGGCCGATGGCGACGAGAGTCTTGCCTGTGCCCTGCTCCATGAAGAGCGCGTATCTCTTGTGGCGTCGAGCACGGAGGAACGCTTGCACCTGGAACGAGAACGGCTTGGTGCGAATAAGTTCTTCCAGTTTAGGTTTCGGTTTGGACGGCACTTTCGGCAAGACGCAAAGCCTCCTCGACGGATCGAACAACGCCGGAAATACCGCCGGCGCGAGCGATTCGTTCAAGTGTCAGCTTCTGCAACTCGGTGGGCTTGTTACTCCCCACCTTCACTTCCATCCCGATGAACCGACCGTTGAGACAGCCACACAGGTCAGGGATCCCCGATGACTGATACGGGCCACCGTGAACCTTGAAGAGGAAGATGTCCGGGAAGCGCTTGGTGAGCGCTTCCCGGATCTTACGCTGGAGCCGGGTTTCAGGCCCTCTAGCCATTACCTGCGGGCCCGGTGCTGACGACGGCGGGGAACGGGCTGCTCCTCTTCCTCTTTGTCGTCAGTCTCCTCGTCGTCCTCGTCTTCGCCCTCTTCGTCTTCGTCCTCTTCTTCGTCTTCGTCCTCTTCTTCGTCTTCCTCTTCTTCGTCTTCCTCTTCTTCGTCTTCCTCTTCTTCGTCCTCTTCTTCGTCTTCGTCCTCATCCAGGAGGTCGTCGAGCGGGAAGACTTCTACAACGCGGGGGCGAAGCTTGCCCTCGTAGTCTTCATGGTCGACTTCGACCCCACAGCGCAAGCCTCTGTAGGAAGCTAGGTCGAGCTCCATCGGGCCGTCAACTTCGATGCCCAGCGCTTCGAGCATCATGCGAAGAGACCACAGGGACTGCTTCTGGAGCGACGTGTTGTGGAAGAGCTTTGAGCCCTTGAAGTCACCCTCGACGATCTTCAGCTCCCAGGAGAGGTAGGGCTTGCCGGACTTCTTCGACTCCGCCTGCTCTACCTTCTCCACCTCGACGACGTACTCGCCGGGAGGAACGCGACGTCCGCCAGACTCAACCCCAGTGAAGTCGACACTGATGATCTTGCCCCTACCGATCTTACTCCTCTGTGCCATCGTACTCTCCCTTTCTTATCCTGAGCAACTTCTCATACGTCGCGTCAACGACGTAGCTCGGGACCCTATACCCCTTGGGCTTCCGGACCTTCGTGGTGTAGAAGGCGTGAGGGCCCAGTCGAACGCGGTACTCGATGCGGCGCTTGATCTTGCCTTTGGTCTGCGTCACCTTCTCGGCGACGTAGGTGTTCCCGACGATGGAGACAGCTCCGTTGAGCGTCTTCGCTACCGACGGGATGAGCGCCGGGCCAACCTCTGGCTCTAGGGTATCATCTTCTCCCTCCTCCGATTCGCGGATCCGGTCGTGAGCTAGGAAAACGACGTTCATCGGGAGGTCCCGGTAGCCCAGGATGACAGTCTGCATCTTCCCCGAAACCTCTCCCCAGAGCTGCTGACTCATCGCTTCACGACCCTCTTTCTCGAGGATATCGCGCACCAACTGGACCTGTGCCATCGAGATGGTATCGATGATAACGGTCTTGTAATCGTGCGGCTGAGTAGCGAGCATCCAGTAAGTCAACTCTATATCGTCCCAGCTCTTCACAGGGAGTACCTGGATGCCCTCAACGTCGTAGATGGAGTCGGTACCCTCCTCGCGGACGTCCAGCAGTAACGCAGGACGTGGGAAAGTAGAAGCGATGGTCGTTTTCCCCGTACCGGAGCGACCATATAGCAGAATCTTGAGCCCATTATCGATCTCTGACACAGGTCGGATACGACTCCTCAGTTCATCGAACCGGCTTGCCGGTGGGCCCTGTGAAGACTCTCCCTCTGTGCTCTTGATCCGTCGCCTAATCTTCGCCATTCTCCGAATCTTCCTCCTTTACCTCGACCACGAATTCGTTCCGGCGGATGAAGTCTGCATCTAGGCCTACCATCTCGGCCCAGCAGAGACGTCGGTACTCACAGCGGGAACATTGCCAGTTGAACTCGCGGATAGGGTAATCACGAGTCTCGAGGATCCTGAAACCCTGCTCTCGAGCAACGTCGATAGCTACCTCTACCGCCAGGTCGTTGATGGGCTGCCGGACGCGGAGGTAGAAGTCGTCGTCCTTGCCCTGGAGCGCCTGCTTCATATCGAGGTAGTCGTTGGGGTCCAGCCCCAGCCGCTCGATCTCTGACAGGTATACCCCCCAAGTGGTATCGATGTTCCTGCGTTTCGACAGAGTACCGTTCTTCAACTGCTCCGGTACAGCCGGGGCTTTCGTGCGAACATAGTCCCAGATGATACCCACAGGGTTGTAGCCAGCTTGGCGCGCGAGCCAGATGTAGATCATACCCTGCAGGTTCATCTGTCGCTCGAACTCGTCGGGGAAGTGACGCTTGGTCTTCGTGTCGACCACCCAGGTAACGCCGTCTTGGTCGATGGCGATACGGTCTACTTTGCCTTTCAGATAAACGCCCTTGGCTATCTCGAACGGGCCGAGCGTTTCTTCAATCTCGATGTACTTTAGAGGATCGGACTGCCATCGGTGGAAGTAACCCTGGACGATAAGCCAGATCTCGTCCATGAGGTTCTCACCAAGCTCCTCGCGTTCCTCCCGATACAGTTTATTGAACTCGGCTTCGTATCGTTCGAAAACCTCTTCCCAATCGTTACCCCGGTGGTACGCTTCGATAATCTCGTGGATAATGACGCCTCGGTATAATGGCGCTACCTTCCGCTTAGGGCGGAGGTTCTGGTCGTACTTGTAATGGAAAGCCTGGTGACAGAACTGCCAGGTTTTGATCTTAGATGGCGAGAGTATGACAGTATCCACTTATCCTCCTATGCCCCACTATATCCTCCGACAGAGGGGGACGAAAACAGCCTAACTACCCGTGCCATTCTTCCCCCGCCCCCCAAGGTCCGACGGCGATTTCCGCCACTAGCGGGATTGGGAGCTTCACACCGAGACGGTCGAGGATGACTGGCTTCTCCATGATACTCTTGATCCTCGGCAGTACTTCCTCGAGGTACTCCTCCTTGACCTCCATCAGAATGGCGTCGTGGACAGTTCCCACGATGTTGACCACCGTCCGTGGGAACGTCTCATGAATCTCGAGTGCGCCCGCGAGCGTTATCTCTGCAGCCAGCCCCTGCACCGGCGAGTTGATCGCCTGACGCTCGGCTTCTGAACGGAGGTAGTTATCGTCGCTGTGGATGTTCGGCAGCCGCCGCTTGCGACCCAGCTTGGTGCGGACGAACCCCACCGCTTGTGCCTTGCGAATCTGCCGGCGGTGCCAGCGCTCGAGCCCAGGATAGAGCTGGAAGAACCGGTCACGGAAGGCCTGAGCCTCGGCGTCGGAGAGCATGATTTCGTATTTGTCTCGAGCGTAGTCCTTGAACTTCTTAGCGCCCATCCCGTAGACGAAGCCGAAGTTGATAGCTTTCGCTTTCTTCCTAGCGTCCTTCCAGACGTCACTGGGAACCTTCTTCGGGCCCATCCCCGTGACCTCCTGAGCGGTGGTCGAGTGGATGTCCCCGCCCTCCTTGAAGATCCGCTTCATCACCGGGTCGCCGGACTCGATGGCGGTCACACGGAGCTCGATCTGTGACTGGTCAGCCTCGACGAAGACCCAACCAGGCGGTGCTGTGATGAGGGAGCGGATGCGTCGGTCTCGAGGCACCTGCTGCAGGTTCGGCTCCTCACAGGATGGCCGACCGGTGACGGTCCCGTGGAGCTTGAAGTGTGGGTGTAGTCTCGAGCGGTCGTCGAGCTTATCCATCCAGGAGTTGACGAACGTGCCCAGAAATTTGGAAGCAGCGCGCGCCTTCAGGATCAAACGGGGCGCCGGGTGGTGCTCTGAGAGGCGCTGTAAGACGCTCTCAGACGTCGCAGGATTCCCCGTGGGGGTGTAGTCCAGGGGGGACATCCCAAGGCGCTTGAAGAGCATCTCAGACACTTGCTTGGGGCTGTTGACGTTCAGCCCCGGCTGGTACTTGTGGAGTTCAGCCATTGTAGAGGAGTACTCTTGCTCAAGTAACTCCTTCACTTCTTCGAGCCGTGAACGGTCGACATAGACCCCGTGAGCCTCGACATCGCGGAACATGTTGCACAGGGGCATAACGAGCTCATGGAAGAGAGCCTCGAGCCGCTTGTCGCGGGCAAGAAGCTTCTGCTGCAGAAGGAACAGCTCACGAGTGTAGTAGGCGTCCCGGGCGGCGTACTGGAACAGGTCGACCAGGCGAGCCTTACCCTGCTTGACCTTGGTGTCCACGTCCCAGTCGGGCACCCCGAAAAAGTATTGGACCTGGTGTTTCAAGCCGCTCACTCTATTCTCGTCGAGCAGGTGGGCAGCGAGCATCGTGTCCCAGTCGATATCGATCTCTACGCCCCCAACTACTTTCAGCCACAGGGAGTCGAACTTGCCGTTGTGAGCGACAACGTATGGCTCTTTAGGCATCGCCGCTCGCACCTCTGCCAGCAGGTGCTTGCCCTGGTCGTGTCTCCAGGGGCTCTCGTGGTGAGCGATGGGCAGGACCCAAGTCGAGCGCTGCGGCAGCAAGTCGACTTGGAGTGTCATGATGCGAGCGTCCTTGACGAACGGAGACAACCCCGTGGACTCGATGTCTAAGCTCTGAATGGTCGACTTGCTAAGCTCTTCGAAGAAAGAGTCAAGGTCGTCGTTCCCCTCGACCATGCGAGGCCGATACTTCCCGAGGGGGTAGATCTTCCTCTTGCGCGGCAGGTCTGAAAGCTTCTTCATTCAACTTCAGCCTCGTAAGGAGTAACGATTATACCGGCGGCCCTCAGGAGGTCTAATCCCCATACTGAACCGTAATACTGCGAGAACACAACTCGTTTGATGCCAGAGTTGATGATGAGTTTCGCGCACTCGAGGCAAGGTGAGTGGGTGACGTAGAGGGTGGCTCCGGGACGTAAGCCAGCCTTCAGGATGGCGTTGACCTCAGCGTGGACGGTCGACTGGCACTTGTTGCCGGCTGGGTCGCACGTCTCTGCTGTGCAGTGGGGGAGACCTCGAGGAGCGCCGTTGTACCCTAGGCCGTAGATCTCTGCTTCGTCAGCGACTACAGCCCCCACCTGTGCCCGACGGCACGAGCTGCGCTGAGCCACAACGTGAGCGATTGCAAGATACATCTCGTCTCGTGTCAACCGCTTCTTGGGGATAACTTCGGCCATCATACCTCCTTATCCCACCCTAACGCTTTACGGTCGGCGGCGAACATATGCATCGAAACGCAATGGAAGATAAGCCGACCTAGCTGGGCTTCTTTCCATACTGGATGGTCCTGCAGCCTCTCGTGAACCCACTGTGCCAGCCGGACAGTCATGTAGACGTCGTCCTTGAAGTGTCGGAGGTAATCACAGGAACGTATATAGTAAGTGGTATGTAAGTACCCACCCCGGAGGATGAAGTGATACCCTAGGGTGCAGGGGACACGGCCCCCGTGAACGACACCAGTGTCCTCTGGGAACCAGACTGGAAGGTAAGCCTGTCGAGTGAAGGGCTCTGCTCTTAGCAGGTTGACTAGGTCGTTGAGGTCACCGGCCTCATACATCATCCCCCGAAGTTTCTCTCCGTTGTCGAATTTGGGCCAGTACCGCGACATGTACGTGTGAGTGAACCTAGGCTCCCACGACCGGCCCCAGAGGGTGTCCGCGGGAGGGTTCCCCTTCGGAGATGGGGTAAGCTGGGAGATAAACTCTAAAGCTTCCCGGGCGCTCTCACGCTTGATAACAAGATACGGTAGTAAGTTACTAAGCAACCATACTACCTCTACCCTCTTGTTTACTTGCCAGAAGTAAGTAACATTGTTGTACTCCCTCCCGTTTAGTACTTTAGTTCCACCGTCGCGCTTCTTCACCATACCGACCCCGAATAGGTCCACCAGCCTATGTAGTACCATTGGGTCCTTCTGGTAAACCATCACTCGGTATCCCCGTCGTTTGGGGTTTCGGTATATAGTGCCCTCTCCGTCTAAGAGGCCAGCAAGATATGCCCAAGCTTGCGGGGAGACTAGCGGCCCTTCACCCTCTGTGCGAAACCTGTCGTTCTCTGGACGGTGTTTGTAGAACGGCCAGTTCTTGTACTGCTCACCGGGGTTCAATGGCTCCCCGAACACCCTCTCCTGGAAGTGGTCCTCAGCCCACGGGAGGTGTGGCCTGATATCTGCCTGTGCCTTCTCGACGGTGGCGGGCATGGGGAACGAGAAGCTCAGGTTGAGCACCTCGAAGTGGTCCATCTCTGGCTTCCCCGAGACGTTCATCCCCTGCCACTTGCCGGCGTTGATTCGGTGCGCACGGTACCGCAGCAGGTCGCGTACCCAGTCGTCCGCGTCCCTGAAGTTGCCGAACACTCTCATTGAGGCTTCCAATCGCTTATGATGGCTGGTCCCCCTCCTCCTCCTTGATCTTTGCTAACAGCTCCTGGAACCGGCGTATGATCTCCGCCCGTTGCCGGCGCTTGACCTCTGAGTAGTAAAGAGCCCCAGTGACACTTACGATGGCCAGGAAGAGTAAGATTGCCTGGAAAAGCCATGTATTCATAAGTAACTCCTGCTAACTGATCCTAATATGTCCCTGACGCTCTTGAATATAGCGGAACTAACGCTCGTCAACGACACGCGCCCAGACGCCCCAGTCACCTGATGGGGTTCGTCTCACAACTACCTCGAGGCGATACGGGGCCGCGATGCGTTGGTACCTCTCGTTATTGAGTACCCTGTAGAGGCTCTTCATCGGCGAGGATTTGGGGTTTCTCCTCAAACAAGCCCAGCGGTTAGGGTTCTCCTTCAAGGCTTCGACAAGGGGCGAGTACTTCAGGTACTTCTTCCCCTCGCTTGGGGGGTCGCTCCAGATGAGTCGTGGAAGGGTCATTTCAACAAACCTCCCGATACCACTTCATCTCTCCACACCCCATAAGTCGAACCATCCCTCCTTCTCCCCGATCTCATGCCAGTCGAACTCAGCGTTGGCTAGGAAGAGCTTGCCATAGCGACGGCGTTGACCCCACTTCTCCCTCTCGGGGAACAGAGTGTTCCCCCAGAAGTATCGCTTGAGGAAACGATCCCAGCGGTTCGACTCGGGCTTGGCATAGAAGTCATACACAGCCTGGTCCCCGCCGTAGCCCTGCAGAACAAGCGGCGTGAAGTAAGTCCTTTGAGAGGCCTGCGTAGCGGTCCACCGGATGTGGAGCTCTTCTTCGTTCCAGCCCTCGAGGCCGGACTCAGCGATTGCCCTTCTCACCAGGTGACGCACGAAGTAGAGGTCACCGAGGAGCGCCTTGCCAACTTCGCTAGCACGGGAGAAGACGTGGATGCCATTGTACTTGTCGAACCGGGTCAGGACGATGGCGATGAGACAGCCGCCACCATCAGGTGCCGTGCCCTCTTGATAGTTCCCCGGCCGGAAGAGGAGGATCGATTGAGACGCTAGCTTAGAAGGCTTCGTGCGGACGGGGTTTAGGTTCCTCGCTGTGCGTGCCGTGCGGGGGGCGTTGGTCAGCCGGGGGCTTGCGCGGATGACCGATATGCAATGATCCCAAAGTTCCGGCTGAACATACCTCTTCTCGAGGAGCTTGATTCGTTTATCCGCTGTACCGGTAACACCCATCAAGGGTATGGTGACGTCAGGCAGGCCGAACCCCCAAGCCTCCATCTTCATGTCCTGGATGGCGAGCATAGGCATGAAGACACCCGTACCATCCGGGGCGTTCGCCATGTCGAGGTTTAGGCGGTACCACGCTTCGTAGAGTGAAGGTAACGTTGTAGGGTCAATAGCCACTCCGGATCCTCTCTTCGTTGATTTTGTGCTTACTCAGATATCGGTCGTAGAGGTCTTGGGGGGACATACCGGCGATAATGATGAGCTGCAGGAAGCTGAAGTTTAGCTCCTGGGCTGCCTTCTTCAACTGCTGCAAGTCAGTCTTACGCCGGGACTGTTTCCAGGGCTTGTTCTTCAACACGTACCCTAGCTTAGTCGCGAAAAGCTGGGTCCTCAGCAGAATCGAAGACGGAAGAGCATCGGTGCCCGTGGGGAAGAGAGCTTCAGCGTAGCTGAACAAGGCGTCCAGCAGGTCGACCGGAGCTCGCGTTCCGGGTGCGAACTGGAGGGACTCAGGCACCAGCTCGTCCGGGCCGATACCACACAGGATGAAGACCTCGACCAGGAAGTGGAAGGCATCTACGTACTCCGTCAGTACTAACTCGAGGTCGGCGCCCTCTATCGCAGCTTCGGCCGCTTCCCCCAACTCCTCAAGGAAAGCGTACAACGTCAGCTTGATCTGTGCCTGCACCTGTGGGTCGTCGAGGTCACAGGGGAGTGAGGCGTGAGGGAGGCCATTATTGAGGACCACAGGAGCGAACGAGTGGTAGAGTTTCTCCTGCTGTTCGAAGATTCGTTCCAGCCTCACTTGAAATGCTCCTCTCTGAACAGCATTGGCTGGTGCTCGCGCGAGGTTTGACCTGCGGGCTGTATCGCATCGACTATCAAGTCCATACTATCCCGAGTGTAATCGAAAGTGTGAACGAGGATCTTAGACGTCCCCTGAGCATGCGCAAGCACCAACTCAGAAATGAGCTGGTCGTAGTTTTTGATGATATCGGGCAGGTTCGCTAAGAGTTGCTGAGATTCGCTCTTCGCGATAACGGCCTCACGTATAACGTCGATTGGGGGGCGGCAGTAGATGAGAGTCGTCGGGATGCGATGCCAGGCAGTGTGCAGCGGGTGATACCTCGATATCAGCGCTCTGTTACGCAGTACCGGGCCATAGATAAGTTCACTGACCAACGGAAACCGGTCGAGAATGAGGCTGTCCCGCAGCGGAGACGTGAGCATCCTGAGCGCCCATGCCTTCATCTCCAGCTCGCCCTGCGTCACCCCCGGTGAGTGCAGCAGTGGCCGCCCGGTCTGAGAGGCAAGGTACGTGCCCAGGGTGCTCTTCCCTCCGCCATCTGGACCTTCGAGAATGACCAGCATTAGTTCCTCCTCACAGGACTATAACCCGAGGGGTGAAACTCTGTAAACGACTGTTCTTTCATGCACAGACCCCTATTTACCAGATCGCGAAACCCGACGTATTGTAGGAAAAGAATCTCAGTGGCGAGGAGCAAAGGTGAGAGATGACATCCTCCGATCCGTTCTCGAATCACAGCCAGGCGAATATGTCGCCGTCGCCGCTAAACATCGAGGCAGATGGTCGGACTATGTCACCGACTCTATCGATGATGCCATCCGATGGCTGAGGGAGAGGCCTAGGGGCTCCGACCTCTACTGGTGCCCGACGAAGTTCAACCGGCGGCGCAGGGTCAAAGAGGCCGCTGCTGGCACCCGCTTCCTGTGGGCTGACCTCGACAACCTCGACCCTGACGACCTCGACCCTTCCCCATCGATCCTATGGCAGTCATCACCAGGCAGATATCAGTGCCTCTGGAAGCTCGATAAGGAGCTGCCACCGGACCAAGCAGAGCGGCTCAATCGCAACCTCACATATCATGTAGGGGCCGACAAAAGTGGCTGGGATCTTACTCAGGTACTGAGAGTACCGGGGACACGGAACTACAAGTACCCCGGAGCACCGCGGGGGAAGCTCCTACATAATGACGAAAAGGTCATATCGTCTGACCTCGGTCTGCCCGAGCCGGAGGAATCGCGGCTCACAGGCCGCAGCTGGCGCGAGGCGCTCAGCAGGAACCTGACTAAGATTCCTCCCAAGACTCGCCGTCTGCTCACAGCGCCCACGGCGACCAAAGGCAAACGTTCAGATGTGCTCTGGCGACTGGTGCATGAGCTCACAGCTGCAGACGTCGACCCGGAGGATATAGAGATCTTACTACGCGGGTCGGTGTGGAACAAGTACAGAGGTCGTCGGGACGAGCTCAAACGGTTGCGTCTCGAGATCGCGGCCGCGCTCGAGAACCGCATCAAACGCATGGAGGTCGATGAAGACCCTCTAGCGGAGTCGTCTCGAGCCAGGGAAGTTGTGCGTCTACCACACTCTGTCCTCAGAGCACAGGTTGCCGGCAGCCACGCCTGGATGGTCAAGGACTGGTGGACTCGAGGTTCTCGAGGCATGATAGCCGGTGAACCCAAGAGCTTCAAAAGCTTCCTGGCACAGGATCTCGCGCTCTCTGTGGCCTCAGGCAAGCCTTTCCTTGACCGCTTCCCCGTGCTGACCCCGGGCCCCGTGCTGATGATTCAGGCAGAGAACGCCGAGTGGATCATCAACGACCGGTCGGAGAAGATCGAGCTCTCGAAGGGTCTCACGGGTCGCGTCGAGTTCCCGCACGTCGAGTTCCCGCCGGAACTGCCCATCGAATACATCAACAACCAAGTCCTCAACTTGCTTGACCCGGTGGACCGAGAGCTGATAGAGGAGCATATCGCGGAGGTCAAGCCGGTGCTCACCATCCTCGACCCGCTCTACCTGCTATTCTCTGGCGACGTGAACTCGGCACAAGAGCTCAACCCCGTCCTGACTTGGCTCATGGACGTCAACGTGCGCCACAAGACTAGCATCATCATAGTTCACCATATGGGGAAGGCGAAACAAGGCACGACACGGCGCGGGGGCCAGCGGATGCTGGGCTCGACAACGCTTCACGGGTGGACTGAGAGCGCCTGGTATATCGATGTGAAAACAGCAGAGGACGACCCAAGACCGTTACTTTCGATCGAGAGAGAGTTTCGCGCTGCGGGAGTTTTCCCACGGTACCATCTGCAACTCGAGGTGGGTGAGTGGGGAGATCCGACATACCGGGTCATCCACGAACCGAAGGTGGACCGCAACCAGAAGACCACAGTGAGACGGAACATAGTGGCGGAGATCCTCGAGTCTGAGGGCAGACCGATGCTGCCATATCAGATCTTCAAACACCCGATGAACGATACGCTACTGAGCAAACGCCAGGTGAACGCGGCGCTCGAGGAGGCTGTCAAAGCGGGACTAGTACGTCGGGTGGGCGACGCCTACGAGTGGATCGATAACTGAGAAAAAGCGGAGTATAGGGCCCGAACTAAGGTGAGAAAAGATAGTCTCGGGGCCTGAACTAGGGTAAGCAAAGGTTGTAGCAGAGCCTAAACTTAGGTAAGCAAAGATAGTCTCGGAGCCTGAACTAAGGTAAGCAAAGATCGTTTAGAGAGCTAAACTAAGGTAAGCAAAAATAGTCGCGGGGGCGCGAAACAAGTGCGAAACAAGCGCGAACTGATAACGGTTCTGGATTTCGCGCTGCGCGAAATGGAGTGCGAAACCACAGGAGGGCGGAAGAAGCGAGAAACCCCGTGCTCGACGGGATTTCGCGCTATTTCGCGCTTATTTCGCGTGGATTTCGCAGGAGCGCGAAATAGCGCGAAATCCTGCGAAATCCAGACGCGAACCGATAATGGATCTGGATTTCGCGCAGCGCGAAATCAGCGCGAAATCACAGGGGGGCAAAAGGCGCAAGAAACCCGTGCTAGCCGGGATTTCGCAGGATTTCGCGCCCCGCGAAATGGGGTGCGAAACCACAGGGGGGGCGACTCTCCCAACCGGGACGTTCGTGGATTTCGCGTCCCCCCCACACATATACCTTAGGTATATGTGGGGGGCGCGAAATGCACGAACCCCGGGGAGTTGGGACGCGAAATCCAGACGCGAAACAACCCGATATGGGAGGTGGCCGGGGTGGCGGGAGGAGGCGTGGGTGTGGAGTGGAGGAGAATGGACCTGACAAGGTTAGGGCCGTGGTGGTAGGATGTGAAGGTGGAGGAAGAATGGTGGGGGCTCTACCTCTTCGAACAACCCGAGGATGGAGGATGATTGAGATGGTGAAGATCAATCACGAACAGGTAGCGAAGGTTAGAGAAGCGCTGGGGAAGGAAGGGATGCTTGAGAAGTTGGACAACGTCGGGGATCGGTGCCAAACTCTGTTAGAGCGGGGCAGCCGTCGAGGGAACCTGTGGCTGATCGATTTTGCGCAGCGGAAGTACCAGCAGGCCAAGGCCTATGCCAACGTGCTTAGCAATCAGCTGTACGAAGACGGTCCGGCCCTGTGATCTGCGAGAGAACGGCCGAGGCTCTAGGACGCTCTACAAGGGCTTCCAAAGGGGTACCCCGGAGTATACCCTTGGGGGTGGGGGCTGGAAGGCCTTCTAGGGCCCTCTCAGGCTCTTCTGGGAGGGGTCAGACGTATCCCCGAGGGGCACTTTCGGGGTATCGGGTGTAAAAGCGCCCTAATTGTCAGAGAAATCAGGCGAGGTTCAACTGTTTTACAACCTATAGCAAGGGTGGTATAATCGGGGTATCATGCCACGTTTGGCCTCTTCGATTTATCGACGAGTGGGCTGCCCGTGGTGTGGATCTCTCAACACGCGACCTAAGCGTAAGTTCTTCTTGCGCCATCCGGAGATAGGTCAGTGGATAAAGCGGTCATACCGTTGTCAAAGCTGCGGACAACGCTTCGAGACGGCAGAAGTTCACCTTGGAGTGGACGGCACCGTCGACACCGAGGCGGCGATATAGCCCTATCGGTTGGTGAAGCTCTGCGGTCCCGGGTCTACAGGATTGGCCCTGTGTTCCACTCCCACAACCCGTCTTCTCCGGACAAGAGGAAGTTTGACGACCGTAACACCTACGTTATCCGCATCCGTGGCCGGGAGTATCGCTGGGAGCTTGTCGAGCGATGGCTGATGGACGTCTATCGCAGAGACCCCGATGCCTGGGCTCTTCAGGACTACCTGTGGGCGAAGGAACCGACTCGCGTGCAGTTCCTAATCGCTAGGCCGCACTTGATGCAGCTCTGGAACTATCTCAATGGCAACTCAGGATAACAACGATATCTACGTCGAGTTCGACGAGGAGCGGGTTCAGCGCATCCGTCAGAGAAAGCGCAAACCGCGCAAGACGGATCGTCGGGTCCCTCCTGAGAAACGCGGTGGGGCGAAGAGGAAGAATGTCCTGCTTACCAAGGATCAACTGCACGAGTTAGAGAAACTTGCAGCCTACCTTCCTCTCGAGCAGATCGCCGATTACCTGGGGATCCATGAGCGTACCTTACGTGAGCGGATGTTCTTGTCAGAAGAGGTCCGCGCCGCGTATGAGAGAGGGAGAGCCCGTGCCATCGGTGCTGTGGCGCAGTCTTTACTCTCCAAAGCAAGGCAGGGAGACTTCCGTGCGCAGAAATTCTACCTGCAGACACAGGCCAGGTGGACTACTAAGCACGAAGTGAAAGTTACCAAGGATATCGACGAACTTTCTGACGAAGAACTGCTAAAGATTGCTACAGGCCAGGATAACTAGGCAGGAGGCAGCTGCCGAGCTGCTCCGTAGGCGTCGCTTGCGTCGCGCCCGTGAGCTTCCTCTTGGGGAGTTCATCGCTCACTCTGAGGGCTTAGAGAACCCGTACCACCTCGCGCCCTTCCTTTCGTTGTTCGATAGGGCCGAGCGCGGGGAGGAGATAAGGGCGCTCATCTCCGTCCCGCCTCAGCACGGGAAGTCGCTCGCAGCGCTGCATGGTCTTATTCGACACCTCCTCAGAAACCCGAGGAAGCGTAACGCTTACGTCTCTTATGCTCAGTCGTTCACTGATAATCAGAGTCGTATCGCTGAACGTTACGCCGCACCTCACAACCTCAACCTTGTTCGAGCAGCAGTCAGTTCCTGGATAACACCCGAGGGTGGGGGGATCCATTGGACGTCCCGTGGTGGCGGGTTCACCGGTTATGGGGTCGATGGGATCCTGCTTGTGGACGACCTGCTGAAGGACCGTGAAGAGGCCAACTCACAAATCATTCGCGACAAGGCGTTCGACTGGCTCTCTTCTGTGGCCTTCACTCGAGTCCACCCCGGTGCTTCAATCATTATCATCGGTACCCGCTGGCATCTTGACGACCATATCGGACGTCTGGCGAAGCAGGGCGGATGGGAGATAATCGAGCTCCCCGCAATCAACGACAAGGGTGAGGCTTTGTGGCCTGAGCATCGTCCCCTGGAGTGGCTAGAGCAGCAGCGGTCTCACCTCTTGCCGCAGGACTGGTCTGCCTTGTATATGTGCCGGCCCGTCGCTAAGGGTGACTATGTCTTCGGACCGAGCACTTACTACACAGAACTCCCTAGCGGGCCATACCGCGAGGCTCACGGCTTCGACGCGGCCTACACCCGCAAGACGTCGGCCGACTTCTCTGTCACGCTCTCCGGGCGGCTCTACACCACGCCCGAGGGCTCGCGTCTCTACCTCACCGATATGCTCCGCGACCAGCAAGAGCCCGGCCACTACATCAACATGATGAAGGCTCGCGGGATCGACCGCGTCGCTTGGTTCCGCTCCTCGACGGAGACTGGTCTAGAGCTCTTGCTCAAGCGAGAGGGCATCCGGGTCGATGCCTTCCCCGCGACTACCGATAAGCTCTCTCGCGCTGTGGATGCTGCCACCGCCTGGAATCGTGGCGAGATCCTTATCCCTCGCAACGCTCCTTGGGCCCCGGTGCTCGAGTCTGAGCTCTCGAGTTTCACTGGGCATGAGGACGCTCACGACGATATCGTGGACGCTCTCGCTGCTCTTCATCGCGCCCTGTATCATCGTGCTAAGCCTCCCACCGACCGAGCTCGCGCTGCGGTGCAGATGATTGCTTGAGGGAACGACATTGATAAACCTCGAGACAGAGTGGATACGGGAGCAGCTGCGTAACGTTGAGAAGCGGGTCGCCCTTGCTGCGACGCTCCTCGACTGGGCGGATGGTAAGCAGGTCCTTGAAGAGACGGAGTTGGCCCCAAGGGTCAACGAACCCGCTCGCAAGGTGTGGGAGAGGCTGATTCGGCAGGTTCAGTCGATGGGCCCCCGTATCATCAAACACAAGATTACCAGCGCCATCGGTTCAGTCAACTGGGGCGGGAAGAACCCGGGGAACATCGATAGTCGACTCGAGGAGATCGACCTCGAGATGATGGCTAGGGATGCTCTCAAGAGCCTCTGTGCTGTCGGTATCGCGGGAGTATGGGCATACCAGCCAGAGTTTGGGCAGCCTCGACTGCAGAAACTGGGGGGTTACCTCGAACCGCTGTACCATGAGGACGACGCTGGTGGGGCCCCCGTCGCTTGGTTCCAGGCTCTCAGCGAAGCGAGTGGTAATCGGTATCGTTTGAGAATCTATGAGCCATACCCGGATAATCCCAGGTATGGTACTATCTGGGAATGGCGTAATCAGCGGAGTCCGTCCACCATCGGTCACCGTCCCACTCGCGAGTTCCTTGACCAGATGATGCCGCGGTTTGCCATCTTCGACAGAGACCAGGCTGGGCTCCCTATCGGCGAGCTTCAGACTGCTCTGCCGCTCTTGAAGGCTGAAGTTGCTCAGCAGCTCCGCGAGCTTCGTGCGAGTGACGCCAATGCCTCCCCACTGAAGTGGATGAAGGGTGATTGGGACGTGCCGGCAGAAGGTGTGGGCCCGGAGACTCTTCTGGTGGCGAACAGCATGGAAGCAGAGATAGGTAGGCTTGAGCCACCCAACCTCGAGGGCCTCTTCAGCCTGCACGACCGGCTCTACGAGCGGATTCGTGGTGACCTTCAGCTTCCTATCTCCTCGATCACCACAGGAACGTTCCCTTCTGGGGAGGCTCTCGATCAAGCGAACGCCACTGCTGTGGCCAATGCAACGACTTACGCTTCGCTCATCAGCAAGCTGCTTAGCGATGGAGTGAGGGACCTAGCTGAGCTGATTGGTCTGGACCCTGAGGAGGCTCCTAGGGTCTCTGTGACCATCAATCGTGAGCCCCTTAGACGGATCATCTCCGAGCAGGCGCGCGCCGATTATCAGGCCGGTCTCATCCCCTTCCGGGCAGCCGTGCTCGCTCTTCAGCCCTACTACCCGCACATGAGCGATGCGGAGCTGGAGGAGTGGATCTCTGGGCAGGAGCGGCGCGTGAGTGTCAATGACCTCAACGCGCTCATCAGCGGTGGCGAGGAGTAGTCCGTGGCGAGGGGTGAACTTCCAGCCCTCGGCCGTGCGCTCGATAAGGTGCTGCCTCGGGTGCGTCGGGATGTCGAGAGGAGAGTACTCGAGAGGCTTATCGAGGCAGGGTATACGTTGCTAGTTCAACGTATACTGGTCCAGGTTTTCGCTGGTGCTTATCTGACTGGTAAGCAAACTGGCTGGATAGTACATGGAACGATCCTGGGTGCGCCTGACTCGCTCAACGCTCGCGCGGTCCGTGAGTGGCGAGATGCAGCGATGGCGCACGGTGACCTGATAGCCAACCGCTTTGAGCGAATCCTCGAAGCCGAACCTACGGTAGCTGAGCTCCGGCAGCATGTTTTGAAAGCCGGAGAACAGTCCGTATGGCAGGGGCAAGACGATGCTGCCCGGGAAGTGGCCACACTCGCCGAAGCTGAGTGGAAGGAGTGGGTAAGAGCATGGCCTAGAACCGAACATCGAGATTGGCATGACGCGCTTGAGGGAGTCGTCATCCCAGAGGAGCACTTCTTCACCCTCCCTGGGGGCAAGAACGCCGGTGCCCAAGTGTACGGACCCCGGGACTGGGAGCGGGTGACTGACCCCGGCGAGTGGATCAACTGTGGCCATGCCCTGGCCTACCATAGAGACGTAACTCAGGCCGATCTCGAACAAACGGTTCAGGGCTTAGGAACGGTCTACCGCCCACCCACCCGCTCTAGGGTGTGGGCCTCACCATAGTAACAACGTACCGCGAACTGCCGCGGTATAGTAAGTAGCAGGAGGTAGTATCATGGTTGAGGAGAATAAGGACCTGCCCGACCCGCAGGAGACACAGCCCAGCCCCTCACAGGGCATGGGTGGCGGGGATCAGCCATCGCAGAAGCCGCCTAAGATGTTCACTCAGGATGAGGTGAACGCGATGGTTGCTAAACGCCTTGCCAAGCAGAGGGAGTCCATCCGCAAGGAGATCATGGACGAACTCCGCGCCGAGGCGGAGAAGGCAACGCTCGATGCTGTGGAGCGAGCTAAGCTCGAGGTAGAGGAGTGGAAGGCCAAGGCCGAAGCGGCTGAAGCTGCCCGCATACAAGCCGAGCTGAAAGCCGTCCTTGCCCCCAGGGTAACGGACGTCAACTACGCCCTCTTCCAGATCGAGCGGGCAAGGGACAAGTACGTTGCTGAGGACGGCTCTGTGAATGTGGACGCTCTGCTCGCCGACTTCCCTGTGCTAGCTCCGAAGCAGAACGGTACTCCACCCGCGACCGGTGCTGGCGGTAGTCTGCGCTCGACGCAAACAACTATCGCCGAACTGGAAGAGCTGCTCAGCAAGGCACGCACTCGTAGTGAGCGTGTCGCTATCCAGACGCGACTCAACGAGCTACGCAAGAGGGGATAACAACAGATGGCTCACACTAACACCACCACCTACGACCTTCCCAACTTCATCGGGGAGCTGTTCGAGAAGGGCCAGCGCCCGAACGCATTCCTCCAGATGATTGGGGGGATCAACTCCTACCGGCCGATCAAGTCGACCGAGTTCTCGGTGGGTCAGCAGTTCGAGATTCCGGACCACAGGGCGTCCAGGGCTCGCCTTGAGGGCGCCGACGCTCCGGACCACAACGGCGTCGTGCGTTCGCAGATGACCAACGTGACCCAGATTGTTCAGGAGTCCGTGGTCGTTTCCTACACCAAGGAGGGTGCTTCCCAGCAGTTGTCTGGGGTGAACCTGGGTGGTGCTATCGACCCGGTCCAGTCGGAGCTCGACTTTCAGACGGGAGTCAAGCTCGAGTTCATCGCGCGTAACCTCAACTGGTCGTTCCTCAATCAGACCTACCAGAAGCCCGTCGACAACACCACGCCTCGGCGCACTCGTGGACTGCTGCCGGCCATCACTACCAACGTCGTTGACAACGGCGGGACTCCTCGTCCGCTCTCGCTTGAGCTGTTCGACGACGTGATGGCGATGATGGTTGACTCGGGCGCTATCGCGGACGGCGAGAACGTTATCGCGCTGGCTAACACGGCGCAGCTCCGGAAGCTCAACGAGCTCTTCCGGACCGAGAAGATCAAGGTCGACTCGGAGCGCTTCATCGGGGGTATCCGCGTCCGGACGGTCTACACCACCTTCGGCGTGCTCAACTTCGCTCTCGAGCACGATATGCCGCAGGACCAGATCGCTCTCGTCAACTTCGATGCCATCGGGCTGGTGGCCACGGAGATTCCGGGCAAGGGCGTGCTTTTCCGTGAGGAGCTCGCCAGGACCGGGGCAAGCTACAAGTATCAGATCTACGGGGAGTTGGGTCTGGACCACGGCCCTGAGTGGCTGCACGGCAAGATCACCGACCTCGAGACGACCTGATGGCTAAGGTCATCTCCCTGAACTACAACATGGGAGTGTTTCGGGGGCAGGCTTTTCGCGAGGAGAGGGTGGACGGCGTGTTCCGGGGGGTGGCTGAAGTCGACGACGAGGAAGCGCTGGTCTGGTTCCGCGCCCGACCAGACGCTTTCCGTATCGAGGATGAGCCCGAGGACGACTTCGAAGACGAGGAGGAAGCGGAAAAGCCCATCCCCAGAAGGCGACGCCGGAGGTAAGCGATGGCGCGGACCTACGACCCCGGGACCCTAGCAACGCCCAACGTATCCAGCGAAGCATGGGCTCTGAATTGGGTCCGCGCTACGCTCAGGGACGTCCCCAACGACGCCGGGGTGTACCCGGAGGGCAGCTACAGCGACGAGGAGATCAAGGGGGCGCTCGCCCTGCATTCCGCCACCGCGCCTGACGGCACTCGCTTGTACGCCCCGCACGTCGTCGCTGCTGCCCTGGTCGAGAACGACCCCCGCAGGGCTCTCTCCTACGGTGTGGCCGGCCTCTCCGGTCAGCTACCCCAACCCCGTGAAGTCGCTGCCGCTATCCTGCGAAGCGGCTCAGCGATAGACCGGATGATTCGCGACGCTGGCGGAGTTCCACCCTCCACCGGCCGTTCACGCATCGTTGAGGCCCTATGGTAGGCCCGCGGGAACGACTGACTGTCGAGCGGTCGACGCTCACGGAGAACCGTTTGGGTGAGGCCATCGAGACGTGGAGTCCCGATGGCACTGTGGACGTGACAGTGGTTCCGGCGAGCGCCTATGTGCGCTCCCAAGGCGCTCTTCGAGGTGTCGCAGTCACCCACACGATAGTGGCTCCTTGGGGGTTCCCTGCGGACCCTCTCAGGACACGTTTGCGCGCCCCCGGGAAGGTCTATCGGTTGCACTCGGTGACGGAAACGCCCCGAGGCACGATCCTTGAAGCGGAAATGACCGATGCCACCTGAGCTTGAAGAGCGCATGAACCGACTCGCACGCCGGATCCTCCGCACCCGTGCCAACGCGCTTCGCGCCGAGATCTACGGTGTGCTGGAAGAGTCTCGCGTAGGTCGAGGCCTCAACATGGGCCCTGTGAACCCCCGTTCAGCTCCAGGGGATCCTCCCGCCCGTCAAACCGGTCGACTGCAGGAGTCGATTAGAATCGTGATGATGGACGAGGCCAACCTGGTCGCTCACGTCGGTCCTGACCCAAAGGCCTTCAGGGGCAAGCCATACTACCCGGGCTTCCTCGAGTATGGCACCCGCAATATGGCAGCTCGACCCTTCATGCGAGTCGCGGTCGAACGCTTCAAGCGAGTGATTGCAGAAGGAGGGAGGCCAAGTGACGCTCCGTGAGGCCCTTGAGAATGCGCGGGAGGCCCTCAACGCCGTCGTCCCTACCTACATCCGCGACGCCATCCCCGTCCGGGACGGGAAGGTCATCCTGCCAGAGCGATGCATCATCCTGGACCTAGTTGTCGACTCGAAACAATACGACTTCACCGACGTCATTTCTACTGTGAGGTTGCAGGTAGGATGCTGGTCCCCGAGCATCGCAACGTGTCTGGATGACCTAGTCACCGCTGCCGCTATCCTCGAGGGCACAGATCCCTCCTGGGAGCTGAGGCAGGTCAACCCTACCCAGACGGACAACGGGTATCGCGGGGTCACCGCCGACTTCTCAGGCCTCTACTAAACTCTTAGCCCTCTACCCACCCATAAGGGTGGCGCCCTTCGGAGGCAAGCATGTCGATTGAGAAGCTGATTCGTCGCTCTGGTGTGAAGCTGTCCGTCGCCGGTGAGTCGACCCCCGGCACTCCTGAGTCGCCCGTGAACATCGGCCGGCCGAAGAATCAGATTCAGATCAACGACTCGCGCGGCACGCAGACCATCACTGACTTCGAGACCGCCGCGTCCGCGATCAACGAGCAGATCACGGACGGCCGCACGGTGTCTGTCTCGTTCACGACTAACCTTGTCGTGGACGACGCCGGGTTCGTGAAGTTGGAGGAGCTGTACAACGCGGACGAGATCGCGTACCTCAAGCTGGAGGCGACCGCGATCGACGGCACCACGAAGAAGACGTGGGGCTACAAGGGGTTCATCAGCGACCTGTCTATCACCTTCAATGAGTCCGGCGTCGCTGAGGCGTCTGTGACGTTCACGGCATCTGCGCTGTACGAGTGGGCATGATCCTCGCCCTGCAACTTCCTCGCTCTGGCCGTCGTGCTAAGCCGGGAGTTGTGGGGTTCGACGTGCTTGAGGAGGGTGAGTCCATCGTGGCTCCCCTCCTCATCGTCACTCGCTACACCCGCGCTCGCACGCTGCGAGGCGACCTGGTCGACGACGAGGGCAAGCGTCGGCCTGTGAGGGTGGTCTGGCCTCAGTTCAAGGTGGGGGCATATCTTGATGTAACCCTAGGAGTTCAGAGATGAAGCAGACAACTGGCGCTGAAGCCGTCCCGCTCCCGCCCCGCAAGACGGTGCGCGTTCTCGGGCGGGACATCCCTGTATCTGATTTCACCGTAGGGGAGACGATCGAGTTGGAGCGCATCCTGCACGACCCGCCACAGTCGGCGGTCGAGCAGAACGTCGCGTGTGTCGCCGTCCTCATCCGGCACCGGTTGGGCGAGGCGGTGGACGTGGATGCTCTCATGCGCGAGCCTATCGGTGACCTGGCCGCGTTCGAGGAGGCGGTGAACGAACTCCTCGCCCCTTTCACGAAGAGCCTGTTAGCGGCGGTGATCGCCCGCAGGGGCAGGCTCATGACGGCGATCAAGAGCCTTTCGATTGGGGACTAGCGCAGGCGCTGCTGTGCAGCGCTTACCCGGGGTTGACGCCCGACGGGTTCGCGCGCCTACCCCTGAGCACTATGCGTAACCTGCTGCGGCACCTGCCGACCGTGCACATGCAGTCGGCGTGGCCTGACGCGCAGGTGGCGTTTCTGATCGCCCGGACGATGGGCGGTCACAAGGGCAACGACGTGACCGTGTTCCTGCCTCCGTGGGGCAGGCCGGTTGAGGACCGCCGGCCGCTGGTCAGCCCCGGTGTGGACCGCAGTATCCGCGTTGCGCTGGGTCTCGGCCTCGTGTCCCAAGACGTGTTTGACCTGCTCACCGAGGTCGGCTTTCAGCCATAGAAGGACGCAGACGTGGCGACCGTAGTTGAGGAACTCATCATCGCCCTCCGCGCGGACGGTGGGCAGCTTCGCACCGAACTGAACCGGCTGCTGCGCGAGAGTCAGCGCACCGGCAGGGAGTCGGAGCGAGCGCTAAAGCCGTTCTCCTCAGCTCTAGAGAGGATTGGTGCTGAGGCGCGCGCTGGCCTGCGGCCCCTGAGCGACTACCGCGACGAACTCAGGCGGCAGGCGGAGCAGTTGGAGCGGACCGCGCGGGCGCAGGACCGCAACAGCGCGGAGTACCGTCGCACTGTCGATGAACTGACCCGCGTGAAGCGGGAGCTTGCGGCCGTCACGACCGAACTGAGGACGCAGGAGACGCTGTGGGACCGCATCGGCGGCGGCATGACCCGCTTCGGCGGCGTGCTGTCGGTCGGTGTTACCGCCCCCCTCGCCGTCCTCGGCGCCACCGGCGTCAGGTCCGCGCAGCAGCTGGAAGTATTTGGGAAGACTCTCGAAACGCTCATCGGGGACGCAGATAGGGCCCGGGCTGTTTTCGAGGAGCTGTACGAGTTCGACACTCAGACCACGTTTGCGTGGCCCAATCTTACTAAGGCTACAACGCTGCTCGCGGCGTTCAACTTCGAGGCGGAAGAGCTGATCCCGACTCTCGGGATGCTTGGCGACATCGCGGCCGGCGTGAACATGTCGATCGACGAACTGGCCGAGATATACGGCAAGGCGCGTGTTCAGGGTCGGCTGTTCATGGAGGACATCAATCAGTTGACCGGGAGAGGGATTCCGGTCATCCAGGAGCTGGCCAAGCAGTTCGGCGTCACCGAGGACCAAGTGCGGTCCCTCGTGTCGGAGGGGCGCGTCGGGTTCGAGCACATCGAGCAGGCGTTCATCAGCCTGACCAGCGAGGGCGGGCGGTTCTTCGGCCTCATGGCCGCGCAGACCGACACCAGCGCCGGCAAGCTCATGGCGCTCCGCAAGGAGTTCGAGCAGGTCACAGACCTGGTGGGCGAGGCGTTGCTGCCGACGCTGGACGCGATGGTGCAGCGCGCCCGCTCCGCCGTCGAGTGGTTCGTGAACCTGGACGAGGCTACGCAATCCCTCATCGTCAACACCGGGATCTTCGTGGCCGCGGTCGGTCCCGCCCTGGTCGTGGTGGGGCAGATGGTGACGGCGGTGCAGCGCCTACGCACCGCCCTCATCGCGCTCCGCGCCGCGGGACTCCTCAGCTTCGGCCCCGCCGGTTGGGCTGCGCTGGCCGTTACCGCCGGTGCTGGCCTAGCGCTCGCGCTGTCCGGCAAGCGCGACAGCCTGGACGCTGCCGCTGAGCGCGCCAGCGAAGCGCTCGCCAGTGGCGACCAGGATAGCCTCCTCTCCGCCTTGCAGGATCTTGAGCGGTTCGCCGACCGCGATATGCGCGAGACGCTGCAGGGTCTTCAGGAGGAGATACGCCGCACAGGAGAGGTTAGCGAGGAGACCGCCGCGGAGATCACGGCGTCGGTCAGAGAGGCGCAAGCCGCTCCCCTGAGGGCGCAGCTTGCCGCCCTGCAGGTGCAGCGCGAGAGCCTGCTGGAGCGGCGTGGCATGATCACCACGCCCGAAGCGTTCGACCCCGCCGCGACTGAGGCGGAGATAGAGCGCCTGCGCGCTGAGGGTAACGCCCTCCTCGACGCGGGCCGCGAAGCCGAGGCGGCGGCGGTCGCCGAGCGCATCCGCTCCCTAGAGACCGCCTTGCACATGAGCGAGGCCGAGTGGGAGCGCACGCGCCGCCAGAGCGAGGAAAGCCTGGCGAACATCGACGAGCAGATAGCCGCCATCGATGCGCAGATAGCCGACATCGAAGCGCGCCTCGATGCGCTCACCAGCACGACGCCCGACACGGCCCGGGGCGGTGCCACGCAGACGGCTACGACCCCCGCCGCGACCCCAGCTGTGGCCGAGGCGGGTAAGAAGGTCCGCACGGCCGAGGAGGTGCTGGCGGACCTGGAGAAGGCCCGGCGTGACGCCCGCGAGATCGCGGCGGCGCACGGGGACACGCTGGAGGCGCTGGCGCAGGAGACGCAGGCGAACATCGCCGCGACTACCTCCGCACTGACCGCCCTCATCAGCGAGGTCGGCCTGGACAGCACGCACCCGCTGGTGCAGCAGCTGGTCGCCGACCTGCGCGCGTTGGGCGCGGAGGCGGACAGGCTGCGCAACGCGACCACGCCCCGCAAGCTGGCGATTGAGCCGGTCGCGGAGGTGGACGCCGCCACCATCGCCGCGCTCGACGCGATGCGTGAGGTGGAGCGGCGGCAGGCGGAGGTCGCGTCGCGCGTGCAGGCGGGAGCGATCACGTCCGCGGACGCGATGCGCGAGGAGCTTGAGGCGATCGAGGACGAGCTGGGCGACCTCAGCCGCGTCTACGCCGACCTCGCCCCCGAGCACCAAGAGTACTATCGGCAGCTTGAGGCCCGCGCCCGCAGCCTGCGGCAAGAACTGGAGCGCCTGGAGCGGCAGGAGGCGGCACGCGCCGCTGCCGCGATCCGCGCGCAGGAGCTTGACGACGCGATACGAACAGACGTAGAAGCCGCCCGCGCGAGACAGGCTGAGGTGGACCAAGAGCGGCTGGTGCGGGAGCGGCAAGCGGCCGCCGTGGGCGCCGCGCTGCAGGCGGCGCTGGAGAGCGGCAACACCGCCCTCATGCGCGAGGCGCTGGCCGACCTGGACCAGTTCGCCACCCGCTTCGGGCAGGCGTGGGCCGAGGCGCTGTTCGCCAGCCAACGCGCGCAACTGGAGCGTGAGATCGCTGCGTTCGAGGCACGCATGGCGCGCGCCGCCGCGCTGGACGACGCGATCCGGGCGGACGTGGAGGCGGCCCGTGCGAGGCAGGCGGAGGTGGACCAGGAGCGTGTGCGGCGCGAGAACCGCATGGCGCGCGTCGCGTCCCTGATCGACACCGCCCGTGGCACCGGTAGCGTCGAGGACGCCCGCCGCGCCCTGGCCGAGATCGACCGGTTCCGCGTCGACTTCGGCGCGGCGTGGGCCGAGACGTTCGCCGTGCACGAGAGATATTTGCGCCGCGTGATCGAGGCGAGCGAGCAGGCGGCACAGCGCACCGACCGCATCACCTTCAACGACTTCACCGCCAACGCGGCCGCGCGGCGCGAGGTATTGCAGCAACTGGCGCGCGACCTGGCGCTGGCCGACATGAACGCCGAAGCGTTCGGTGACGCGCTAGGCGGCGCTGCAGAGAAGGCGCGGCTGGTGCAGGCGGCGATCACCACCCTCATCAGCCTCGGCCTCGCCCCGTCCAGCGCCACGATCCAGCAGCTGGTCGCGGACCTGGAACACTGGCAAGCGGTCGTGCAGGAGGCGGAGGACCAGGAGGAGCGCCTGCAGCGCTTCCGCGATGCCGTCGAGACGGCCAAGGGGATGCTTGGCGAGCTCCCCGGTCCGATCGAGGAGAACATCGCTACGCTGCGAGAGTATCGCGACAGCCTCGACATGAGCGAGGAGGGCGCTGAGGAACTCCGTGAAGAGCTTGAGCGTCTCATCGCCGCTCTGGAGCGGCTGCAGGCGATCGCATCGTCACCGCTCAAGGAACTGGCCGACAACCTCGGCAGCCTGTCGAACGTCACGACCGGCCTAGCGTCCCGGTTCGCCCGCGGCAGCGCCGATGTCGCCGAGGGGCTGCGCCTCATCGCCGACGAGGGTAAGCGGCTGGAGGGCGTCGCCAGCATCATCCGCGGCGTGACTGAGGCGATCCAGGCTGTGACCGACGCCGCCGAAGAAGGCGGGCTCGACGGCAACGAGATCCTGGACCTGATTGGCGGCATCGGGTCCGTCGCGGCAGAGGCGATCGGCACCCTGACCGGCATCCCCGGCCTGGGTCAGGTGGTCGCCGCCTCCTTCGAGCTGGTCAAGTCCGTCATCGGCGACCTGGGCAACGGGCTCGCAGAGATACGCGAGCAGGTCGAAGAGACCGCCCGGCGCACCACGTATGTCGGCCGCGCCATGCTCGACCAATTCGCGGCCGAGTACACCCGCCGCGTGTCCCGCGGCGGCATCGCCGGCAGCTTCGGCGCCACGAAAGCCGAACTCGACCAAGAGGCGTTCGACGCCGCTGTGCAACTGGCCGAAACGTTCGGTAGCGCCATCGCGTCCGCGCTGGCCGCGGACAACTGGCAGGAGGCGCTGGACCTCGGCTTCGACCGCCTCATCCGCGACCAGTTGATCGAGGCGTTCATCCTGTCCCCCGAGATCCAGGCGTTGATCCAGCAGATGGTCGAGTTCTGGAATCGCGCTTGGGAGGACGGGCGGTTGGACGCGTCCGAACTGGCCGAGTGGGATCGGATGCGCGCCGAGCTACTGGCCGCGGGCAAGGCGGCGCGCGAGCAACTGGAGGAGTTGGGTCTGCTGGAGGAGGAGACCGCGAAGCCGCGCAGCACAGGCAGCCGGATCACGGAGCTGACCGGCCCCAGCCGTGACTTCTTCGCCGACCTGCTCGCGCCGCTGCGCCACTTGGGGGCGCAGTTGGCGACCCTGCAGGACATACGGAACATCCTCGCCACGCGCCTGCCGACCGTCGCGGCCGGTGGCGGGACGATGGTCGCCGCTGGCTCGGGAGTCGTGATCAACGGCCCCATCACTATCACCCCGGCAACCGACCGGTTTGACGCCCGCGCCCTGTTCGACGAACTGTCGCGGATCGCGCAGCGCCGTGCGAGGGGAGTCTGACCATGCCGCAATCCTTCGAGAACGCCCGCGGAGCGGTGCTTGAACTTCCCCGCGGGCTGCGTGTCTCCGGGTTCGACCGTCCCGCCGTCGTGACCCTCGCCCGTGGCGGACTCGGGCACGAGGTGATCCGGCGCACCCTCGAGCCCGCCCGCGGCAGCCTAGAGGGGGCGTTGACAGGCCGCTCCTACGCTGAAGCGCAGGCCAAGCTGGACGCCCTGCTCGCCTTCCTACACCACCAGCCGCTGCGGTTCCGCCGGCACGCCTTGACCGACCCATACTTGGAGGTGTGGACAGAGGGGCTGGCGGACGACGGCACAACGGTGGGGAAGGCGGCGCAGGTGCGCGTTCCGCTGGTCGCGCCCGACCCGCTGTGGATCGGTGACCCACAGGGTTACCCCGGCGGTGGCGCCTACCAGGACGTGCCCGGGGACACATATGCTTTCGCAATCACGAACGTTGGGACCGCGCCCGCGCCCCTCACCGTCTACATGCGGGCGCCGGCGGGCGGCGCGGCGCACCTGCCGATGATCGAGAACCTGACCACCGGCCAGTCCGCCCGGTACAACGCCGCCCTGCTCGACGGGCAGGAGCTTGTCGTGGACGGGCGGGCGCACGCGGCGGTGGTCGAGGAAGGGGCGCAGCAGACCGTCGTGACCGACCTCATGAGCAACGCCTTCCTAGTCGGCGGGCTGCACGTGGCCCCCGGCGAGAACAACCTGCGGGTCACCGTGGCGGTGCCCGGCGTCCGGTTCCGCCTCGCCTACACCGCCCGCTACTACTGACATGCTCACAGTCCGCATCCTCAACCCACTCACCCGCAGCGTCCTGGCTGTGCTTCCTGAGGCGACAGACCCGCGGTATAGCCGCCGGCCCAGGTCCGCCACGGAGATCACGGTGAGCGTGCCGCGTGACGCGCCCGGGCTGGCGCACGCGACCCGCGGCCGGCTGCTGGAGGTGTGGCGCGGCGACGAGTTGGAGGCGTCCGGGCGGTTGGAGCTGCGGGACGTGTCCGGCGACTCCGTGACCCTGACCGCCTACACTGAAGAGATCCGCCTGAAGGACTACCGCACGCCCGCCGCGTACGGCGCGGCGTTGTCCGGCAGGGACGCAGCCGACGTGATACGCGCTTGTCTAGACCGATGGTACCCGATCCGCCTCAAGACTGTGAAGGAATGGCTGGAACTGTCGGAGCACATGCGGAGCCGCTTGTCGAGCGGTGTGAGCGCTCATGACGCCGGCGGTGGCACCCTCTGGCTAGCCCGCGACGCGCAGGGCCGCTACGTCCGCTCTGGCTGGGCCCGGTACATGTTCGACTCCAGCACCATCCCCGGCTTCACCGGCTGGGACCGAATTAGGTGGGCCAGCGACTACCCGCCCGATGGCTTGGTCTACACGACCGTCCAGTACCTCCTCTCGGACGGCGGAGCCGTGCCGCACCCAAGCGACCCGACTGGGTACCTCCCGAACGTGTCATGGCAGTCACCCTCGACGAACCCGCAAACGCTTTACGGGGAGCGCGGCGTGCTGCCCGACGAGATCGGGATCGACCTCGGCGGCGCGACCAACCGCTACCTGTACGTCGTGCTCCGCCTCTACACCGACGACCAGACCAGTCAGGAGGAGGGGGAGGAGGGCACGAGCGGGTCGTCGCCACGCTTCTACGCCCTGGAGGTCGTGGCGCGCACGCAGGGCGAGATCATCGCCGGCGACATCCCCGCCGAGACGGGCGTCACGGTACAGGCGATCAACGCCGACAGCGCTACCGCGTTCGACGTGATCCGCGATGCGTGCGAGCAGGCCAACCTAGACTTCCAGGTCGTCGCCGGCGCACTCCACGTCGCCGAGTCGTTCGGCGGCGAGGACGGCCTGCACCTGGTCACGAGCGAAGGGACGCGCGTGCTGGTCGCGGAGCCTGATGAGTTCGATATCATCACCGTCAACGGCGTGCCCCTGCATGACGCGCAGGGCCGCTACTACGTCGTGCCGAAGGTGGGCGGATGAAGGCACAACTGCTGACGCTGACCGAGACGACAGACGGGTTCGCCACCGCAATCATCGCTCGCGGTCCGGGCTCTGGGATCAACCGGTGGCAGGTGCGACTCGTCAACGAAGCGGCCGCGGCGGAGTACGGGCTGCGGGAAGCCGTCGTGGACTTCCCCAACGCCCTCGACGCCGACCACCTGCGGCAGCTTGCCGAGGAGCACCTGGCTCACGTCAGCGACCCCGCCAACTTCCAAGAGTTGACCGTGCGCGTGTCCGGCCACGACCGGCCCCTGCGCATCGGGCAGCGCGTCCGCGTCAGTGACGGGGAGCTAGGGTTCACGACCACCGGCATCATCACGTCCCTCGACGTGGCCGAGGACGCGACCACCATCACGCTAGGCGGCGTGCCCGCCAACCTCCTCGACGTTGTGAACCGACGCGAGGAGGAGGAGCGGCGCCAGGTCGCCCTCGGCCTGCCCGCGCCCGACCAGGTGGACGTGCAGCCGACGCCCACGGGCATCATCGTGTCCGCCCGCGCCGGCGTCGCGTCTCGCGCGGTGGGGCTTGAGGTGCACGTCTCAACCGTCAACGGGTTCACCCCGGACGCGAGCACGCGCGCTGCCCGAGGTCCCGGGACTCGCTTCGTGATCGACGGCTTGCCAATCGGAGTGAGGCAATATGTGAGGGTTCGAGCTTACGACGACCGCGGGAACTTCTCGCCGTTCACGCAGCAGGTGAGCGCGGTACCGCGCGGCGTCGGCGGACCCGAACTCGTCGCCGGCACGATCGAACTGACGAACGCTGAACGACCACAGGCAGCGCTGTCTGTCAAGACGACCGCCGGCGCGGAGGTGCTGCGCCTCGGGAACATCACTGGGAAGCCGGGAGTCCCCACCGGTGTGAACTACGGCCTGTGGGGGGTCCTCGGTAGCGGCGTGTTCATCGAGGGCGCGCCCCGCATCCTGCAGGTGCGCCGGGTCAACATCACCCTCACACACAGCGGGAGTTTCACGGCTAATCAGGTGGTCTCCAGCGACTCCACCTCGACGGCGGAGAGCCTGACGCTGCCCACGGTGCCCGTTGGGTACCGGCTGCACGCCCTCTGGCTGCCGTCTGAGTGGGACGTGTACTACCGGGTGACCAGCCCCGCGTCCGTGATAAATGCCGCCCTGTTCGAGCGGTTCTGGGTTCAGCCGCAGCTGAGGTACGGGACCTCCACGTGGACGGCGCAACCGGAGATGGAGCCCTCCGGGACGACCTTCAACGGCATCCGGCTCCGGGTGGTAACGCGCACGTGGGTGCGGCAAGGGGTCAGCGGTGGGGCGCTCAACTACGTGGCCTCCGGCGTCGTCCTGCTAGCGCTCCTGCCCGAATAGGAGGAACATGTACAACGAACTGACGAATCAGGGAAACGTCAAGTGGTCCCAGGTAGAGAGCGGGGGAATCCGCCTCGACGTGGACCCGCTGGCCTCGCTCATCCTCGCCGCGATCGACGCCGCCGAGGTGAAGGAGGGCGGCGTGCGGGTCGTGCAGCGCGGAAGCAACGCGAACGGCGATTACGTGCGCTTCGCGGACGGCACGCAGATAGCTGTCGTGCGGCAAGGCGGCATCGGAGCGGTCAATACTTCGTTCGGTTCCGGCTATATCAGATCGGTCGGACCGGTCACCTGGCCGGCTGCGTTCATAAGTGCGCCTAGAACCTTCGCGTTCGCCTTTAAGTCGAGCGGGAACGCGCCCATCTGGGCGACAGGCGGCACAGGCGCCGCCACGACGACCTCCGCTCCGCAAGTCTGGGTCAACGTTTGGGTCAGCACGTCCGACACAAACAACGTTGTCGAGCGACTCGGGATAGGGAGGTGGAAGTGATGCAACTGCGCTTCGTCAAGCAAGTACCGCCCGGCGACCCGCCGCACGAGCTCGTCTACGAGGTGGAGGGTGACGTGCTCACCGTGACGCACAAGGCGGGCGAGGTCGTGACCGTGGACGTGTTCGACTTCACCGGCACACCCGACGGGAAGCTGGACGTCGATACAATCGAGACGACCCTACCCGTGCAGCCGATCCTCGCCGCCGAGCGCGTGGACGGCCTGCTCACCGTGACCGTTCTGGACTGGAGGCAGGACAGTGGCCCGGTTCACGTGGAGTAGTCGCGCCGACCTAGAGGCGAAGGCGAAGGCCGACGCCCTGGCCGCCCTCCGCGCCGAACGCGACCGGCTCCTGAGAGAGTCCGACTGGACGCAGCTGCCTGACGCGCCGCTAACCGCCGCAGAGAGGGCCGAGTGGGCCGCTTACAGGCAGGCGCTACGCGACCTGCCCCAAGAGGCCGAGCGCCTCGGGGACCCGGCGCGTGCGGCGATGCCCACGCCGCCGAAGCGGCGCGCCCCGGACCCGGACGGG